ATCTCACTTAGGGATACTTACCCAATCCGTGGTTAGCCGCTTTTCCGGCTTGTCGCAGAGCACCGGCATACGGTAAGTGAGGCCGTACTTCGGGTGCGTCATCCATAGCGCTTGACGCGGGGGTTCGTAGCTGAAATTGCCTTGAGCGGCGTATTCGTCGTAGCCCTTCATGGAGCCGTTGACGATCAAGCGCTCGGTGTGAATGTATTGGTGCCAATGGCCGCAGAGCATGATATCGAACTCTTGGCCGATGGCTTGGTTGCGCGCTTGCTTCTTTTGGTTGCCGCGCGTGAGGGGGCCCAACGCCCCGATGATCGAATCACCGCCGCGGAATTGGTCACCGTGGGTGAGCAAGTACCGGATGTGATGCACGCGGTAGAGGGCATCGGAGCCGCGCGGCACGTAGAACGTGATGCGCTTATCGCCCGCGAACTTGCGCGCAAGGAACTGATAAAGCAACCAATCAAACGATGTGTGATTGCGGTTCTTGCTCCAAATTTTGTGAGTGTCGCGACCGTGGTTGCCGCTCACGCACGGCAGGAACACCGAGCCGAATACATCCGCCAACATGCCGATGGCTCCGCACAGTTCCTCGTAGAGATCGAGAACGGTTGGCATCGTCTGCAATTCGTTGGTCGCCATGAGTTCTTCATGGATGTTGCCCGAGATCATATCGCCGCCGAGCGGCACGACTATGCCGGGGTAGCGCATCTTGTTGTCAAGGATTTTCAGCAAGTGAATTGCTGTCTCGACGGTGTACTTCATTCGGCGGTGCGCGATCTCAAGATTAAATTCATTGACGCCGCCCAACTCTGCGCGGCTCACGCGCTCGCCCCAATGCAAGTCGCTCAACAACAGCGTGGGCACGCCCGGTGCGCCGTTATCTACGGGCGCATACGTCCACGCGGGGGCCTTGATGTCTTCGAGGCGGAGCGCGGCGGTGCCGAGCAAATCCTTGACGGCATTCTCTAACCCGAGTTGCTCGGTAGCCTTTGCCAACTCCGCGTTGAGCCGCGATATGATGGTCGCGGGGTCGTGTTGGGTCTTGAAGTCGTCAAGGGTTTTGCTCGGCTTTTTCACGTTAAACCTCTCCGCGGGCCTTCGCCGCGATCTTTACATCTGCGAACCATACGTTCTTGAGATTCTTTCCGCCCGCCTTCACCTTGACGATGTGCGCGGCGAACTGATCGCGGTACGTCGTCATGTTGGAATTACCCACGGGTGAGCCACAGCGGCGGATAAAATCGAGTTCATATTCCCACGACTCGCGACCCTCGGCAAGTAGTGAGGCGAGACCCTTTCGGATCAACGCGGGGATCTTGATATCCGGGTCGTACTCCGCCTTGAAATCAGCGAGAGTCTTTGCGGTCTTTTTTGCCATGTGCGATCTTCCTCTTGTATAGAACAATGCCGTCGCGCTCGCGCGCTTTCTTCGTCAACCTACCATCAATCTTTGCGGACCAAAAAATCCGGCCGCGCTCGATCTTCCAATAGATCCGGTGCACGAGCCCGCACCCGCAGCACTCTTGCAAGTCGATGTCATGCTGTACCGCGTACCACTTGCCCTCAAGTATTTGGTGGTAGCCGGGGCGAACCTTCGTGCGGCGGGCATCGGTCTTCACGCGCCGTAGACCCACTTGGTGATAAGGATAGCGAAGCATGAGCCGGTGCCGCCTCCGAGCACGCACCCGAGCATGGCGGGCCATGTGCGATTCTCTTTGCCCTCGATGAACTTCACGGCGATACCGAAGTTAAAGCCGGAGACCATCATATCGGTTAGCAACGTCCACGCGTAGTTGCCTTGCACGTAGGCGCGGCCGTTGGCTACCACGAGCGCGAATTGTATAAACTCGGCCACGAACCAAAAGGCAAAAACCTTGAATTTATTCATCTAGCCCCGGAATAATTGCGCGTGAAGTGCATCGACAATTGATCAACTGACCGGGCCATATCCACTCGCCCTTGCCTTTGCCGTTGGCGTCGGGGTCGAACATGCCCTTCGAGAGATCGAACTCGCGGCCGTCCATCTCAATGTGAGTCGGCCTCGGTTCTTTTCCCGCGCTCGAATGCTGCCACACCGCGCGCTTAATTCCAAGCTGTTGACGGCGGGTATTTTCAATAATTGCTTTTGCCTTGTTGTTCTGATCCACGGCTATAAGGGCCGCGCGCTTCTCGGCTATCTCGAAGTTCTCCCGCAGTTTTTGCGAAAGGGTCGCCATGTCGGCACCCTTGTTGACGCTCTGCCACACGGCCGATTGCACCGAGGTGACGTACTGTGACGGTAGATTCTTGATGAGCCCGACGTTCTCCGCGACCACGGCCTTGTAGGCTTGGCGGCTTGCGGCCGTGGGCTTGAACGCCACGGTGAACCCCGACTTCTTTAGGGCCGCAGCCATCGCCGTATCAGTCATTGCGAAGTTGCGGGCGGCAAAGCGCTTCGAGACGGTGGTCGATAGCTTGTCGAACTTGAGGGTCCACTTTTTGGCCCACCGCTTCATGGTGAGATCCAACGAGGCGACGGGGCCCGCATCGGCCGCGAGCTTGACGGGTTGCTTCGCGAGCGTGAGGGACAGCTCTAGCAGAATCTCATAGTGCGCGGCCTCAAGGGCTGCGCGCAGCTCGCGATAGTACCAATAGCGGGTGCCCGCGTTTGGCTGAATCGGCGCGAGAATCTTACGCTTTTTTCTTGCGTCGGCGTCGGTCATTGGTGCTTGCTATGTGTCCCGCGCGCCATGCCTCTGCCAGTTTCATACGAGATGCCGAGACGCTCGTTACGGTAGGGTTACCGAACAGCGGCGCGGGGCTCGTATTTTGCTGTGCGTACAAAAAACCGCGATGTAGTAGCGTGCGTTTACTCTTTGCGGCCATGTCGTCACCTTAAGCGATAGCGGTCTCGCCGTCAATGTTCCCGCGGGAACTACTTGTCGTCGCCCTTGGGCGGCCCGTCGCTCTCACCCGGAGGCGTGGGCGGCGCGTAGGGTTCGCCCGTTTCGGGGTTGATCACGTTCGGGTCTGTGGCGGGCTCGGGAGCTTCGCCCACGAGATGCGCCCAACCGCTGTCGGGATCTTGCCGGAAAAAGTCGCGGCCTTCGTCGGCATCGATCATGCCCTTGTCTATCATGCCGCCGACCATCTCGACGTTGGCCTTGCGAACCTCGGCAACCTCTTTCGTGCTCGACTCAACAAGCGGCACGAACTCGTAGTCGAGGTCTTCGTCAATCTCGCCGAACTCATTCAACTGGATAAGGTCGAACATGACATCGAGACCCGGCTCGATAAAGTTCTCTTGCTCGGCCCCAATGAACTCGTGGAAGACGGTAATCTCGCCCTCGCTCGAAGCGTTGAGGCCACTTGGTGTGATGCCGGTCAGCTTGACCAACGGCACGTGGGAGGGGGCGGCCATGTGCTCTTGGGCTTGCGCTTGCAGCTCCGAGAGGCCGCCGAGCGGCACCGCGATTTGCTCCATCTCTTCCGAGTTCTTATCGAGCAACGTCAAGCCCTGATTGTCTCGCGTAAGCGTGAACAACTGCGCCCGCTTCAATATGCCGGTGCCGTCCACGGTCTTGCCTTGCAGGATCGTGCCAAGGTTCGACTTGAGAATTAGGTTCGAGAAGTTGCTTATGATCCGGTTCACGCTGTCCACGGTCTTGAGCCACCGCAGAACGTAGGGCTCCATGAGCTGTGTCAGCGAGATGCCGCCGAAATTGTAGGCGGGCTTGAGCATATCCGGCACCGGCCGGGATATGACCGTGATCAAGCGGGTGTGGTGAATCCGTTTGCCGAGCACGTACCACGCTTGCGGCGTGTAGAAGTCGGGCGCGGTTGCGTCCGAGGTGTTGTAAGTCAACGGCGATGTCCATATCGGCTCAATGACCTTGAAGCCCACGAGATCACCCTTCGAGATGGTCTTCGAGTCGATGGTCAGCGGTTGCGACTTCACTTGGTCGTCATCTACCGCGTTCTTGATGCCGATGTAAATCTGTGAGCGACCCATGAAGAGGTCAAGCTCAAGGGCCTTGCGCCACACTTGCCGCACGTCGTATTTTTTGAACGCGGCTTCGAGCTTCTTAAATTTGTCGGCCGCCTTCGGGTT